CTCAATTCGCGCACGTTTGCGGGATGCCTCGGTCCCAAACTCATCCCGTCCGGGCTCCCGCGACACCGAGAACACAGGCAGATTTGAGTCCCACGCCTCCCGCTGGACCATTGCCATCCATGGATCAATGCGAAGCATCTGCTTCTCAAGCCCATTCACCAGCCGCATCTGCGTCGCCACCGACTCAGGCGTGATGTGACTTAGATCCATCGGCTTCCGGCTGGAAACAAACGGTTTGCCGTCTCGCCGGATGTCATCCCACGGGGAGGGAGGGATCAATGACGGCAGCCGCCTGACGGACATTGCCCTGGGGGGCTCGCTACGAATCAACTCCTCCACGTCTGGCGTGGGTCTGATCAGCAGCTTTTTGCCGTGCTGCACTTCCTCAATCAACCCAGTGCTGGACATCAAGATGTCGAGCACCAAACACCCAAGCTCCCGCTTCTCCGCTGCCGTCCATGACCGCGGGGGGACACGCAGTTTTCGCATCACCGCCGGTGACACTGTCTTCTTGCCGAACTTCTTTCGGACCAGAGACAGCAATACCGTCCCCTTCTCTTCATGAACGACGGTGCCATTCAGCTCGTCCTGCAACGAGCGACCGATCACCACCGCCAGCTTCTTTTTGTCCGAGATGGTGCTGATTCGATCGATGACGCATGTCAATGCGATCACCGCAATTGACCGTGGGCCTTGACTGCAGAAGTGCAGAAGAAACTCCCAGGCCTGGTGATGACGACCAGCGCTGCATGGATCGTCCAGCTTCCTGATAAGGAAGTCATTGATGCCCTGACTGAACAGCTCGCCATAGTTCAGGAACAGTGCATGGCCATAGCTGGTCTTGCTCTCGCGGCCTCGAGCCTTCAGGTCAGAGTGCTGGTTTTTCGCACGTACCTCTGCACGCTTTAATTCACGTTCCTCACGCCTTCGCTGCTCTTCTGCTGGGTTTTGCCCTGTCTGCATTTCGTCTGCTGCCACGGGAAACCGGTCTGCTTTCAGCAGACAAAGCAAACCACCTGTGCAGATCTTGCGAAAGGCTTGTGGCAATCAGCTGAAACGCCAGTTTCAGTGCCTTCTCTGCACCAGTGAACACGTAAGCCAATGGCCGGCCACAGCAATGGTTAGCTAAAAAAGCTTTGCACTACTGGCGTTCAGACAGGAACCGTCTGCCGAATCGGCATCTAGAAGCAGACAAAAGAGCAGACGATTGCAGCTTTTGGCCGGAAGAGCATTGGCAATATTTGACCTTGTATTCGGCCAGCAATCGCTTTAGCGTTCTACGGATTCATGCGGCAATTTGCCGGCCCTTAGACCCGTTTTTTTTTAATGCCTGACTTAGTGACTCGCGCGTGGAATGGCACGCCTATTGCACGTCGCACGACTGACGGATACGTCAATGCCACGGCCATGTGCAAGGCCAACGGCAAGCGTTGGTCTGATTTTCGGGAATCCGACCGCTGCCAGCGCTACCTGGATGCATTGGCCGAAACAACGGGAATCCCGGTATTTGATTTAGTTGAGTCCAGCCGCGGACAGGGCGGCGGGACATTTGTGCATCCCGACCTGGCCACGGAGGTTGCGAGGTGGATTGATGACCGCTTTGCCGTGTTCATCAATGTTTGGTTTAGAGAGGAATTTGAAAGACGAGCGTCCCAAGTGCGGGACACTCAGATTCCTGCACTTCCTGCACCTGCTGAACAGGTAAAGGCGGCGGCTGAAGGGCTGGTGTTTATTTGGGATGCACTGGAGAAGCGCGGCCTTGCTGATGACCGTGATCGCATTGAGCTGAAGCGGGATCTCAAGGTCTTGCACACTGCACTTATCCAAACGACTACAGGCCAGCTTCCAGGCACCTCTAACGTCCTTTCTGCAGTCGATAGGCTCCCTCGCTTCCTGGGTCGCGCTGTTGACGTTGAGGCACCACTGACCTTTGTCGAGTGGGCTGCCGCTTATCTGCCTGGCGAGCTAAGCAGTGTCGTCAACAAGTACGACAGCAGCCTCGGAAGGGAGATGGCGAGGCTTTACAGGGAGCGCCACAACGAAGATCCCGCAACCACAACGCATTTATCAGTCAAGGCAGAAGAGGGCCGCAGGCGCCTGAACTTGCCATTGTTTGGGATGGCTAAAAACGGCAACGCAGTCACACCAAAGATCTACATGCCAAAGGATTTCGATCTGTTTGTCATTGCGATGCGCCACAAAGGTGTGCTGACGCCAGACAAGGCCGCTGAGCTACTGGCCGAGTGCCAGCAGTTCCGCCAAGGGATGGACTTCTAATTTTGGCCGGAAGAGTATTACCTGTACTTGCCCTTGTATTCGGCAAGCAATCGCTTCAATCGATCAACGGTTTGGAGGGCTTCGGCTGCAACCCAGAACGGGTCAGCACCGTCATCGATCAGCTCGCGTCGGATGCGCCTGATTTCAATTGTGGCGTCCACGTCGCCCATAGCAGGCTCCCGTGTACTACAAGCACAACATAACAAACTGAAATTTTTGGCAAGTGATTGCATACTGAATGCAGACATCTGCACCGGTGACAAGTGCCTGACCTCAATGCCGAACTGGAAGAGCTTCACTGCGCCGTGGTTGCTGCTGTTCGCTCTCGCATCGAAAACGGAGAACAGACGAACGACGACATCCGCACGGCTCTTCAGCTGCTCAAGCAAAACTCCATCAGCGCCGCGCTGAATAAAGACGAAGCTCAGGAACTGAAGAACCGCATGGCCAAGAAGCTCGACTTCTCAGCCCTTACGAACAAGGTCATCCCCATCAGAGAGACCGACCAGAAACACCACGCCTAGTCCCGCCGTAATGACGGCCAATCGATTTGCTGGGTAAGCCAAGGGCCAGTGCATCAATGCTGGCCCCTGTTTCATCGGCCGCCATCTGGATCTGGTGTTCCCACAATTCCATCTCTCTTGTCTGCGCAATCCGGTGCTGATCCTGCGCAGCGGCTTCCGTAAAGAACTGAACCGCCAAAGACAACGCATCAATCCGGTCATCCCTTGAAAGCGCACCGCGTTCTGTCGTGATGCGGCTGCACTGAAACAGCAAACTCCGCTCATGCCCGCCATCGGCATTCCGCTCACCCTCCTGATAATCCTTGCGAATCACATCGCTGGAAAACACCAGCCGGTGCTGCTGGACGACCGGAGCCAAGGTGTCGCAGATCCGGCGTTCCTTCTGCTGAGAGACACGAACGCTCTCGATGCCACAGGGATGCACCTTGTTCAGAACAGGTGCGAGGAGTGCCTCAAACATGCCCGCACCAAAATTGCTCTCACTTACTACCTGCGTGATATTCCATCGTTTTGCCCTGATGGCCAGGGTCTTCAATACTTCCTCGGAATAGCCCTGCGTAGTCCCCCCGGATTCCAAACAAAAGAGGTTTCCACCGTATTCCGCTACTACAGCCCATGCCAGCTCGTCACTCCCGGCCCCGCCTCGACCGGCAGGGTCGATAGCCATTACGCAGCGCCAAGTCTCCTTTGCTGATACCCACCCCTGAGTGATCATTGGCCGGTGGTAATACCGATCGGCACCAAGGCCAACGCAAACCAAGTCCTGGATTCGCTGATCTGGTCCTGATGCCCACGTCACCACCTCAGGCAATGCCTTGCCATCGAGGTCCATGACGATCAAATCACCAAGACGAATTGGATATTTTTCTAATGTTGAAAGCCGACAATTGAGCTGATACTGCAACTGAACAGATGCCCTGGTCATGGACATCTCACGTTTCAGTAGCTCGTCATGCCCGAAGCGTTCTGGATCAGTCGGAATCCCGACAAGCGATGCGTCCTCTTCGACTTCAGCAGCAATGGTCGGCGCGAGGCAATCCTCGTATGCTTCCCAGTCATCCGAACTCGGGTCGGGATAACGAGCTGGCCACATTCGTTGAGCATAATTACGCTCCCGCCTGAGCCTTAAATATAAACTTGACTCCAGGTGAGGCGTGCCCAGGAAGATCGTCTGACGGGGCAACTCCCCTTCCACTGACGGCTTTCTGATCGCTTCTAACTCTGTAACGGCCGCGGCTAATCGTTCCTGCTTCAGAACTGTAATTGAGTTAGAAAGTGTCTCAATGTCATCGCCAATTGCAACCGTGCAACGTTTACCAGTTAGCGAAGGGCTCAGTATTCCGACTGCCCTAACTGACGGGCTTTGATCAACAATTGATGGTCCAACATCCCAGGCATTGACTGATCCCCTGCCATCAGGCAACGGCTGCAAACACTGGAGGATGTCGATGTCCCGCACCAACCGCAGCATGAAGGTCGAGATCTCAATGGCCTTATCGGCCGTCGCACCAACCAGCAAAATCTTCTCACGGAACGGGTCACGTCTTAAACGCCATAGGGCGTAAACAGAAGTGAGAAAACTCTTCCCGCATCCTCGATAAGCAGTAACGATCTGTCTATCAGGTCCGTTTTCTAAGTAGTCAAGGATCCCAAGCTGCTGTTTTGTTGGTGTATCCGCTAAATTCAGCTCCCGCAGGATATAAGTCGCAAAATGCGGCAGCGGTTCTAGGACCGACGGAAGTGGTTCCCAAGCAGTCATACGTTATTCAGTCTTGGACTTTCGTGCCCTTGGCTTTTTAGGCTTCACTGCAGGAACAAAATCAGCTGCGACATAACCGGCATAACCTGTTGCCGCAACTCGTTCCTGCACTAAAGACAGCGGTGGGTTGGTGTGACCAATCAACCCAAGCGCTGCCTTAACTGAATTTTCCAAATACATGCTTATTCAGGCTGCACCAGGACAACTTCAAGCCGCAGACCAGTGCCAGTACCGCCGACATCAGAGGCATTCACCGTCAGCTGATCACCTTTCTTGTATAACGTGCCTGGGTTTTGCACAACAGCAAAGATCAACGACCCACCACTGAATTGCAAATCAGCCGTGGCGAAGATTCCAACAGCACTGCCGGTATCACGCAGTTCAACACCGTTATATGAACCATCGGTGTAACCAGTGCCGAGATCAACCGTCTTCATCTCAACGATGCCACCAGCGGCATCCGAAACGCCAGGGATGTACTTGTCTTCTTTCCCTTCCTGCACCATTGCAGTGACGACTTCGTCAGTATCAACGACGGAGCCAACCAACGTACCCAGCGCTAGCCGAGAAAAATTTGGCACATACGTCTCAGGCATGGGTTTGCAGTGCAATGGTGCAATGTTTGCAGGCTACCCGTAAACAACACGAAAGCCCAGATGCCATAAAGACACCTGGGCTCTCGCCACACACCACTCCGAGAAACTGAAATTGATTCTGAAGCGGTGTCACAGGGAACCACCCCTGCGACACATCGATCTTACAAGCGTCCGTCAAGCAAGAAGTGATCAAGGAAAAACTGACGTTGACCTTCCATCAAATCCAGCACTGACAACGTGATCTCACGCATGTGTTCAACGTCTGTGCAGGCCCTTACTTGCCTTCTGGTCAACTCCATCTCAAACGCATGTGCTGTGTTGTTCTCTAGGTCCATCCCCATGCACCCAGCTGTCTCTGTCAATCTGCAACGCCCAGATGACAGTCCTCTTCCCCGTAAGCCTCTTTACAGGATCGAACGATCGACTCCCTCAGCTGCCTCTCCTTTGGTCCCGTCAAATGCCAGCTACTAACAACACCACTCGCTTCCACTCCATACATCCTCACCTTCACCAATACACACCCATCATCCAGCTGTTCAATCTCAGTCACGGTGCCAAGCCAAGAACATACCCAGCGCAAAACTACCCAGTGCAAAGACAGCTGTCTCAAGCCAACAGCTCAATAACCCCCTCTCAGCTTCCTCTGCTCTGATCACCGCTAAACGGTCCCCTAACGCTGCCATCTGACCATCAGTCAGTCGATACAACAAATCCTCCTGCTTAAACACGTTCCTCAACTCGTACCGGTTCAACTCGCTGATTTGCTTTTTCATTGGTGTGGTGGTGTGTGGTTGGACTAGGTCAGGTCATGCCTCCTGAAATTTTGCCCAAAGGTGTCCGCGCTCTCGCTCCTTCCCAAACCCAACGACGTACGGGTTGATCGCGTAGTAATGCCCTGCCCCCCGATCAACCTTGATCCTTCTGACAAGGTGATGCTTGGTCAAGCGTGAGATCGTGCTGCAGATGTCTGCTGCCTTCTGATCCGTCATGGCCGCCAGCTCGGCTTGCGTGACATGGATCTGGCCTGTCTTCCAATCCGCCTGGGAGATCAAGGCAAAGAACACAGCTGAATCCCGCAGACGCAGTTCTCGGGTCCGAGTCAACTCCATGATC